GTTTTTCAAAACATAAATCAACTTCGGCATATCTGCCAACATATCAGCATTAGTAGACATTTGAAGTTGAATATTATCAATCAGAGACTTGGTTTGAACTAAAAGACCGTCCTCATACTCGTTATAGCGGAACGGAATCAGAGGGACTTTCTCCCAAGTATAAGGGATCCGTGTGCCGTCTGCATTGACATAATAAAAATTTCCCTTGGTCTCCTTGAATAGTGGATTGAGTTCAAGATGTGAACCTGTCCAGATATAATCTGTAATTCCTTGTTCATCGTAGTATTCTACAAAGGTTTTAGTCTTCTTCACTCCGCTTTCGTAGACGGCTTGTTTGTAGACACGCACAAAGGCAGATAGTTCCAAATGACGCTCGTCTTTCCAAAAAGGAATAATCTGTTCACTTGGGATTTTAAACAAGCGTAGACGACCATTCTCGTCGTAATAAGGCAAGCCATAAGCTATCCCTTTCATCACTGCTTCCTTACCGAGCGACTTAATCGTAGATAAAAGGTCCTCGTCAAACACACTATCTAAAAAGTCTTGCGACTTTTCTCCCTCAACCGAGATTGTCGGTTTTTTAGAAAACAAGTAACCAACCTTCTGATCTACCAACTTCTTGAACAAGCCTAATTCAATCCTTGAGTTCGTCCGCCAATCTACATCCACTTTCTTATTTCGAATAGCCGTACGGTTTCGATAATAGTCGTAAGCCTCTTTCATCGTGCTTACTTTCTCAGAATTCTGATGTTCTCTTATCTCAATCTCTAGTATTTCGTTTTGGGTTGTATTCTTAATCAACAACCGCCTGATTAACCATTTAAACCAATTACTCAACATTTCTCCTTCTCCTACCAGAATGATATTCCTGGCTGTCTCATATCGTCTTCAAACGCATATCTTGTAGCGTCGATTGTGTGGTCGTTTACTTCTTCTAGTTTGGGCTTGGGATTTCCATCACGGTCAACTGCATAGTCGGCACTTTCGAATTCTCGTGCAATGTTTGGTGTGCGTTCTGGATCTATCACAATTGCATCCAAATCATCCAACCAGCGTTCTCCATACTCACGACTATCAGGGCCTTTCTTAGCGCCTTGAACAAGCGGAATATTTAGCTGCAGTTTTAACTCATCAATCGACTTAGGTTCTGCGCTATCACAGGTTATCATCTGAGATTGATAGCCTTTCTCACGGATTCTTTCAGCCAATTCACGGTTGCTAATCTTCACGCCGTAAATCTCATCGATAGCGTAGATAACTCGTTTCTTCTTATCATAATGCCATCTTACAAAGGCCAGAGGGTCATTGGCGTAACCAAAGTCGTTACCTTGTCGAATGTTATCAAACCTTGCTATCTCCTCGTCTGTAATCTTGCGGAATACCAGATTTTCAAAAGGTGCTACACCCGAACCGATAGCCTCGCCTAAATACTCCCAACGATAACGCTTCTCAGAACGCTCTCTCGTAGCCTCTGCTTCTTCTATGAAGGCTTGGGATATATATGGGTTATCCAAGTAAGTTGAATGGTGTACGTGGGTATTAGGAGGCTGTATGACGCTTTCATATTTCTTATTCACCCAAGATTGTTTTCTTTTCGGTGGATTGTAAGAGTAAAAGAACTTATAAAAAAGACCATCAGCCAATTCTCCACGTAGGAGCGAGTTGGTGATTGTCTTTACTTCATCTTCAGTTTTGAACTCAGCAAGCTCTTCAATCCAGCCGATTGCGAATGGAAAGCGACTGTCTTTCAAGGATTTGATACGCTCTGGATCTTGCGCACCACGAAAGATAATATAATTCCCTCTTGGGATATAGGTTATCTTCAAAGGGGACTTATTAATCTTAAATAAATGACTAACCCCTTGCTCACTAATCGCCCATTTCAATTGCTCATAGACCGATTGTTCTAGCGTATTATCTGTCTTACGAATACACACCGCATTGACTGGATAGCGCATAATCATTTGAATGATAGTGTGGCCTAGGTCGCTAGACTTCCCAGAACCCCGCCCACCTTTTTCAACCACATGTAAGATTTTAGGGTCGAATGCTGCACGCCACATAGGATAAAAAGCCTTAGGAATAAATTCACTCATTCTACGCTTCATCGCCAACCCCTATATCATCAACGAATTGGACAGCTGAAGACATCTCGATTTCTTTTCTCTCTAGATACGCTCCATTTACTCTGAATATGTGGTCTATAGAGCGTTGTCTTTCTTCAATTGTTGGAGTAAATTCATAGGTCGTTTCCGATACCTCCACACCTTCAGCGGTCTTTACAGTTTTCTTAGAATACCCTTGTTGAGTTTCCCCTCTAGCAATACTAGCAGAGATTGCCAGGGCTTCTACGATTGACATTGAACGTTCGTCGAAAAGTTCCTCTGTACGTTTTTTGATGTATTCAGAAATGTCAACTTTTGTCAATAACTTATGTCCTATAGACCTCGCTGTTTTGTCAGAATACCCTGCTTTTATTGCAGCTTGTGTTGCATTTCTACTGATGATGTACTCATCAGCGAAGTGTTTCTGTTTATCGTTCATTTTCCATCACCACCTTTCGAATAATCAAAAAAGCCACTCAAAGAGTGACTGTATGCGGTAAGTGGGTGCCTCCCCCACCAGAGCCTTATATAGCGCTACTTTATCTCTGTCCTACAGGTTAATCAGCCTAAATCTAATTACCGCCCTGTACCCCTATTGTGATAGCTACTCACAGAGATACAATTGGAACGACAGGACTCGAACCTGTGACGTCTCAATTCCCTAAACAGGACTTAATCCGTCTACCATATATCCATTAACCAGCATGAGACTACTGCTTTAAACGAGTGACTTTTGATAACTTATTGTTTATTATCTTGTCCACAAATATTCCTACTTGTATCACTCATGCACGATTGGTTAGACCAATCACTCCTTACACCGCAAACTACTAAGCCATTTTTCAATTAACGAAGACCCCGCTAAAAGTCTAAGCTGCTTTACTCTTTGACTTTACTCTTATCCTTGCGAGACTTGAGTAGGCAATCTAATTGCCGAAGTACACTTTCGTTTACGACGGGCGATGACTTTTGCTTTTTTGAATTTTTTCTATCTTGAATAGCTTTTAAAATATAAAAATCATCTTTTCATCTATCACAGACACGCATCGCCATGTGTTTCATTCTCTTTTGAAGAACAAAATGCACAGCGCCTGCTTATTATCAATTGTTTTGCGGACAATCGACTCACCTTACATACTTTTGGGAGGCGCCCAATTTTTGTAAGATATGGTATTAAGCTCTTGTTGCACCTCGAACCAAATACCTCTTTCCTCTTATAGACTCGTTTCACAGCCAAACTGCCACGTTTGCGTTTCCTCAGCACCTTGCCGTTGGAATCTCCCTGCTTTAACTTCGCCAACCTATTCCAGAACTGAAATAGTTAAGATTGCATTGCTTAGATTGACCATTACTGGCAGGATGTTTGATAGATTAAAAACATCCTTTTCCTGCGTTACCACAGATTATCTAGGCTAAGCCCTAAAAACTGCAAGGCGACTACAACCTTGCGTGTTAATTAGAAATCAATTTTCTGATTTATTTTTTTGTAGTCTTTAACGGCGATGTCCGGAATTGAACCGAAGGAAACATAGGAGAGAAACCACTTACCTGTCATCGCCAAAACGAGGCCGAAACCTCGGAAAATAAAATAAATATAAAGGAGACGTCAATAAACGAAATAGAGGAAGGGACTCGAACCCTCAACGCCTTTACGACACCCTGATTTCAGGTAACCATCTACCAAATTCTGAGACCTCTCTTTTCAATTCTTGACACTACCATTCTAACAGATTTTAGACTTCATGCGCACTCACTTTAGCTCACTTTATCTATGATAACCTCCTCTAATTCAGACTCAGCCTGTTTGCGTAATCTGTAATAAGTTGCCTTACTAATTCTCAAATTGTCGCAAATATCCTCAATGTAGGTCTTAGTAATGTAAGTCATTCTAAGGACGGACCTACTTTTTGGATTTTTAAGCCTATTTATCATTCTACCTAATTCAATTTTTCTGTTAATAACCTCTTTAGCATCCTGTTCTATAGCCTCTTTCATCACTACCAGCTGAGTATAGACATCATCAACTTTTCTGATCTGGCCACCTTGGACTTTGACATCGGCCCACTTAGGACTTGAGAGCAAACCTGCCTCAAGTTCATTGATTTCATCTATACGGCTTTGGATGTCCATGTCAAGGTCTTGTAATTCTTTCAATAACTCTTTAGCCTTGTTCACTCTCTGTCTCCTTTGTGATATAATAATAGTGTGTTTATTATAGCTGAGGCAGAGAGTGTCTTGGCTTTTTTGTTTTACATTTTCTAGTGTGTTCATGATAACTCTTCTCCATCATCATCTATTCTTATCAAAGTTTTTCTATTTGGGAAATGTGTTTGGTGCCATTTTCTTGAATACATTTTTAAGGCATCTAAGCTAATACCAGTATATTCGCTTATTTCATACAAGGTTCCCATTGTGACAAATCTATCTCCTTGATAGAGTGCCCAATCGTGATTCCATTTATCGTTAACTACCATTCAATCCCCCTTTCTACTCTTTTTACTAAGCATTCGCTACAAATACCATTTTGAAATACACAATCATAATCTAACTTGTCTTTCGAAAAGAAAACCTTTTTACAATCTTCACAATCTAACTTGTTATCCATTTATTTCTCTTTCTAAAGCTGTTCCGATTTTTTCATTGTAGTATCTCAAAATCTTGCTTTGATTCATCTTTGTTTGTGTAATATTGTCTATAAAAAATTCCAAATCTGCACTCATTTCATCCAACAGCTTAACAACTTTCAACTGATATTCCATATCAGGCACTTCGATCGTCATCTTTGACAATCTAGCCAGTGATAAACCTGGTTGATTGTCGCCATCTGCACAACGTTCTATCTCTTCCCGTTTCATCAACAGCCAGTGAAATAGATATCGCTTATCTATCATTTCTCTTGGCTCAACTCTGAAACTGTCACTGTCCATCCAAAATGGATCTAGATGGAAATAAACAGCACCAACCGTCCCTTTTTTGGTTAACCGAATAATCTGGCTCTCACAATTGAATTTATCTGTCGTACCTTTTGCTTTCATACCAGCACCATAGATAAAATAAGGCCCATCTGTTGCTTTCGTTCTAGTACCTGAAATAAGCTCACAAACCTCTAGCAATCCACACGTTGTTATCTTATCTGGTTTCATTCTAATCCTACTGCAAAATTATAAGCCAACAAATAATCATCTAAGACCTTGTGGCATCTCGCTATGAAAGATTTTAAATCAATATCTGCGTTGAAAAACTGAATCAATATCAATTGACTAGCTAAATGTTTTTCAAGGTGGGCGATTGCCATCTGGTCTAATTCAGCATTTACTTGGTCAATGTCTATTTCTTCTTTCTCAACTGGTTTTTTAGGTATCACCCAGTTGAAATCTGAATTTAATTTATCAGATTCTTGATATTCAACTTTTGAGTTTTTACAATCATAAATCTCTTTTGAAATTTCAGAATCATTTTTCTCTTTGTCAATTACTAAAAAAATCACGTTGATAGATGTGTCTTCAAATCCATTTTGAATCTCATTCAATTCAACAAGGTTATTCCCCACCAGCTCTCTCATTTTCTTTTCAGATTGACGGTAAGCAATACCAGGGAACATGATATAGAATCCGTATCGTTTCGTGTAGGTCATCGACTTCAACAAAAAAATATCATCAACAACACCTGACTTTTTCCACGGATACAATTCTTTAATAGCCTGTTGATCTTCTTCTGGTAAATCTTTCAATTTCAGAGAATAAGGTGGATTCATTGCAATTGCATCCACTTGTATATCTGATTGGTAAGTGAAAAAACTCTGATTACTCACGACAGCGTGAGGGAAATTTGTCTTCAACGCTTCGCAACTTTCCTGCTGAATTTCTACCGCATGAAAATCAGTCATATTGATAAACTGCTCCAACTGCCCAGAGCCTGCCGCACCATCAAATACAGATACATTCTCACCGCAATACTGCTTCACTTTCTTAGCTAAGTATTCACGCAACGGTTTCCCTGTCACATACTCAGCAAATTTATTGGCTTTCTCACGGTTATTGTGTTCAACAAACGTCATATCATCACCTCATCCCCAACCTTCACCTTATCGTACACGTCCTTCGTAACAACGAACACTCCATAATCACGAATGGTAATAGTGTATAGCTTGCCGTGTCGTCCTTTCTCGACGACCTTGCCAAATATCTCAGCGCCTGCGTTGTCTGCCTTGTAGACAACCATCGGCTTCTTTTCTTCCAAATCTCGAATCCTGTCCATCTGCCAGATGTTCAATCCAGCAGATAGTAAGATCCAGATAGCGATGAATCGTTTCATTCTGTTACCTCCTCGATTTTAGCAAATAAGATCTTGCTGGGATTGAGCAACACAATCTCAGGACCAAGATTGATTTCAAGAAGTTGCTTGTTTTCATAACGAAATTTTAATTCATTAATAAAATCATCTCTATCTGTTTTGAATTCTATTTGCTCGCCTCCTAGCCCTATGATAAACGTTATTTTCTTCATCACTCCACCTCCTCATCTTCGTAAAAATCAACTTTTGCAAAGTGTTTAGGGTTGATAGTAATCATTCTTTCTTCTGGTTCAATTTGAATCAGTTGGAGACAATCTATGTTGCCTCGTCCGAGCCATTCTAGCATTTTGAGAATTTGTTTGTATTCGTCTCTCACCTTGATAGTTTCATCCATGTATGGATTTTGTAATCTAATATTTGTCATTTACTCCACCTCCACGACTTCAAATAAAGGACTGTTGAATACTTCACCAAAACCAGAGTATTCTAGTTCCTTTCGTGTAAATTTTTCGTTGTTTTTCCAATTGTTAAAAAAATGGAATCCAGTTTCTGTTTGATTTAGATAATCATCTGTATTTTTTAACTTGACTCTATACTTTGGTTCTTTCTCAGCCTCGTAGTCAAAAAGCCAAGCTCTAGCAAATATTTCTTGGTTTTTCTTGACTTTAAGCCATTTTTTCACGAATTCGCTATTTTTAGCATAGAGATGGATTGTTTTACTATCTAGTGCGTTACGCAAATTAAAATCTTTTAAAAGTTGGCATTCGAAAATCCAGTTCTCTATGAACTCTGGAACTTTGACTTTTTCTGGTTTGTTTAACTTCTCGTATTCTCGGATAAGATTTTTTGCGCCTTGATAAGAGTAAATATGTCCAAGCTCACGCATTCTTTCGATTAAATCTGTTATTTGCTTTTCATTCATCTTCCAACCCCTCAACTCACTTTGTGGCTTTCCAGATTCCCAAATTCTTGGCCATGGTTTACAAAATATGAACCAATCAGGATAGCGTCAGCTTCATCGTCTTTAACATTAAGGTCGAATTCATCGGACACTTTAGCAACGGCCTGCAGCTTCATCGACTTCTTGCTACGGTCTTTGTAACTAAACTGCCAATACTTGCGCCAGGTCGAAACGTTCACGAAGAATACATTGTCAGCAATCAACCGTCCAAGGATGATTCCTGTCACAATTCCAATACTGATCATGGATTGTTGGTTCGGACCCATGACTGAGTTCTTCTCGACCACAATCGATTCAAAATGGCAGTCGTACTTCTGGAGCGCTCTCGATTGAATCGCTCGCAATTCACTAGCCATGAACCGCCCACGCTCAAAGAATGACTTGCTTTTATGTTTTAAGACACCACTCTGGACAAGGTCAGAGCCGTGAAATACGGCCCAGCCTGTCGCAGTAGTTGAAATGTCCAATGATAATGTCAGTGAACTCATTGCAGTTCTCCCTTGAATCCACAGAGATCAAATAGGTTTCGTTTATTACTCTCAATATATTCAAAGAATATTTGTAACTCAGCTAATTTTCTTTTCTCTTTCTTCACTCCTAAACTTGTATGGTATTCTATGTCCTCCTCAGGTTTGGCCTTAATGTCTAGCCAGTACAAAGGCTCAAAAACGTCCCCATTTTCATCTAAAGACGGCTCTGCGTCCTGGTTCCTAAAGACCATCTTCATATCATAGCCAATCATATTCTCAATTTTGATTTCTTTATTTTCAATCTCAATTACGATTGACGTTTTTGGGACATTGATTTTAGTTATCATGTTCTTTCTCCTTTATGCGTGTTTTGTATTTTTGTTGATTTCTACCAGCCATTGTTCTGCAGCTTGCCGGATATTCTCCGGAGCCGATAAATTGTGCTTGCCTCTGATTTGGATAATCCGTCCTGATTGGTATTCCATGGTGAAAAACGGCTTGTCTGGTTCATCTTTTGACCTAACGAATATGATTGTTGTTTTGCCGTTTGCATGATCTTGAGTATATCTAGCACTTCCAACACAATGAGATAGCGCCTTTCCTTCCAAAATCAATTCTCCCGAATTGTACGCTGGCTTAAAGAGATACTGGTCAATAACTTTCTCATACTTGACCAAAGTCTTTTGACGCTTCTCAAACTTGCGCTGTTCGATTTCACTTTTATGTTGTATAAGTAGCTTAACCGCATTATCATGCGCTTTGACTAAATCCTTCGGCATGATGAGATTATCGGTATCGATAGGGATATCAAGCTCGTTCAGCATGCTGATATAGTCTACATAGTAGTCAAAATTGACTTTATTTTTTAAGAACCAATTCTGGAACCTGTTCATTTTTGCTGCTTTCGGGATTTTGTTGATATCTTGATAAGTCAAGACTTTTTCAATTCCAGGAACAAGCTTTCCGCCTCGTGATTTGATTCGACGTTCTAGCTCATAATCTCTGAAGGATCTATCCGTATTTTTAAAAAATCGCTTATTTTCATGAAGCCATTTCTTTGTTACGACACGACAATCAACCGCTTTTCTCACATGCCATCCGTCATAATCAATAACATCATAAGCAAGATCTGTGGCCATTCTCCAGGCATTTATTTTCTGCAAAAACTCGATTTCGGAGCGGTATTTATACATGTGTGGCAAATGGTAATAGCGCATCCCTGAAGGGAATTCTAAATACTTCAATTCAGAAATATCTCGAATCTTATTCTCCCAATTATTCTCAAAAAATATTGTTCCTGAATATGCCCCTTGACCTGAAAAATTGGGAGTTAGGCCAGGAGCGTAGACTCCGCATCTCTCAGTCAGTTGTATGACTTGATTGTCACTTATCTGCTCAAAGTTTGTTAGCTGCATCCTGATAGATTGCTTGCCGTTCGTGTATCGCGACCAGAATCCGTAAGATTGGATTTCAATCCGTTTGCACGTCACAAGAATAATTGCGAAACTGTAGAATTTGTCGTAAAAGTCTAATCTGCTCGATTTTGTCAGACGTTTTTCGATAACTCTACAACCTGTCCGATCGCTCTTAATAGTTTGAGATTTGTTAGACCATTTGATGGTCGGGATCTGCGAATAGCACCAGTCAAAGAATTTTTGGGGCGGTTTCAAACGTCCGGCAATTATTTTTTGATTTTTTGTCATGCTAATTCTCCGAATAAATCGAGCTGACCGTCAATAACATTTTTCTGTTTTTTAACTTTTTTAGATTTTGGTTTTTCAGGTTGTTGGCCGACTACTACAGTCGCATGGATTGCCTCAACCTTTTTGGTTTTATCAGTAAAGTACTTATAGACCCAACCGAATACGGTAGAGTCATCTACCATCGCACAAGTTCCTGACTTAAAGTTCTTAGCCTGGCTAGCGCAATAGTTCAAAGCTTCTCTAATAGATTTCTTATCACCCAAAACTCCTTCGAAAAGCTTTTCGTCTTCTTGATCACAAATCCAATTGTGTATTGCATCTTCAGCTGGTCCATGATCTCCTTTTAATTCCTCTAGCAACTTAGCCAGGGCTTTTTCTTTGATTTCATTCATGTCATTTCAAAAAAATGCGACTGCCTTTGTGAGAATTGGCTAAATACGGGCAGCCGCTCGTCCAAGGTCACATGACCTTTACTGACGTTTTCTAGTTCGCAGTTTTACAAGAATGCCCGGCTTGTTGCTTTTTGAGTTGTTTCCATTTTGGAAATAGTTGGTTTTTAGTTGTTTTTCCCCTCTTAAAAGGGCAACAATTGAATGACAATAAAATCTTCCGATGTTTTTTCAACATCACAAACATAGGCATTAAGTAAGGATTCCTCAGTTTTGTATGTTGTTTGGTTTTCAACACTTTCATTCCAACGAATAAATCGAGGTTTAAGACCGGGCCAACCAGATCTGCCAAATAATGCAATACATTCTTCTTTATTTTGATGTATAGCAAATGTAATGCCATGTGGACAACCTGTGTCATGGGTTGCTAGTATGTCTTTTAATTGCTTACTCATCAGATTACCTCCACACGTTGACTCAATGCCTTCGACTTGCAGTATTCACAATGGCCACATGGTGTTGCCTCTTCTTTGCCTTTTTTAACATCGTCAAGACGCTTAATAAGCATAGATAACTCAGATAACTCGTAATCAAGTTTTTCCTGAGATTGAAAAACAATAGCTCTGGTATCGGGAGTTGTTTCTTTAGTCACTGCGTATATAACAGGGGTAAACTCCTTACCGTACTGCTCTTTCAGCATTTTCTTATACGCTGCCATCTGCAAGATATATCCCCAAGCTTCAAACCAGCGAACTTGAATATTTCGCCCACTTGCTTCATCCTGAACCCAAACCATGCTGTCGATGTCTGATTTTGTGGTCTTAATGTCTACAAAATAGCCCTTTTCAACATTGAGGCAGTCAATCTTGCCTTTAAATTCTACTCCTTCGATTTCGCCTGTGACAGCAACCTCTTTCTGACCGACATAGTACTCCATAAATTGCTTGTCAGCTTCCAGTCGCTCAATCATGCGCTGGCCGACCAGAAAGTCAGCTTTTAACTGACCTTTGGTTTTACCAGCTTTTGAAATCATGGCGTCCGCATTTTCATCCATGAACTTCTTATGTGCTTCTGGGCTTTCAAAGTAGCTGTGGACCATGTTTCCGACCAAGAGGGCTGTGTTGTCTCGTTGGTCTTCCCACTCTCCCTCTAGCTCCGCCAATGCCCGTGCTTCGCACTCCCTAAATCGCTTGTATTGCGAGATGGACCAGTAGCGACGTGCGGAATCTACCGAGTAGTAATCTTTTCCAAGTAAATCCATTGTCATTTCATCTCCACCTTTACTGATTTTGTTTGTGGCTCAAATTGAACGCCGTGAGCATTGAGCCATTCTTTAAATTGCTCCTTTGTTTCCTTTGCATTTTCTGCCGGAAAAATTAAATCTACAGTAAATTTGTAACCATATTTTTTAACGCCATCCTCAGAAGCCATATTTTGCGATTTTTGACCTGTTTCTTGCTCTAAGGTATAATTACCAACTGAACTGGTTTCAGGCTCAAATTCAGGCTGATTTTGGGCGGAGAATCGACTCTGAGCTTCTTGTTCTGCTTCTGCTTTAGTCCGTCTAAGCTCATCTGCGTCTGCATGTAAGATATCGATGGTATCCAAAGCAGAGCGTCCCTCTCTTAGCAAATCAACGTACTTTTCAGGCTTCAAGCCTTTAGCTATCGCGATGGCGGTCATTTCATCAATACGCTTTTTTAGCTCAGTTTCCGCTTTAGTTCTTTCAGCTAATGCCTTATCATCAAGAATTGCTTGTAAAACATCAGCAAGTTTCGCTCCCTCGTCATATCTGCGAATATAGACAGTAGGTCCGAAACCAGCTTTGGCTGCCGCTTCTGTAATCTGGATAAGACCGGCTTCACGTTGTTGTTTCTTAGCAGCTTCTTCGGCAACCAATCCGACAATCATCTTAGAAGTAGCTTGGTTGATTCGCACATTGTCGGCCATAAAACACTTCTTCTTGCTGAAATCGTCAAAGTAAATAGCAAATAATTTGATGTCAAGTTCTGTGCCACTTTCTGCGATTGCAGATTCAAAAGCTTCTCTGACCGTTTCCTTTCGGGCTTCTGTTTCTCTCTCCTCAAACTCCCTGATTTGATTTTTAATGTCTGTCTGCAAAGTTTTTATAGGGTCTAATATGCTATCAACCCAAGCCTTTGCTTCGTCAAGAGGTTTAGAGTATTCTGAAAGCTGGTTTTTAAGTTCTTGTTCAATCTGACGCTGTACTCGTCCCAACTCGTCTTTGACTTTAATGTCATCTGATAAAGTTTCTTCTGTAACGATATAGCCAGTGTATTTCTTTTTATAAGACTCTAAAGCTTTCTCCAAAACTTCTTTACCTTGGATTTCGATTTCAGCGGCTTTTAGAGTAAAACCAATCTCTAAATCTGTTACTGGAACAAGTTCCAAACTATCCGTTACATCTTTCAATTCTTCAGTCATTTTAGAAATCCTCCCCTTCTAACATGTCCATTTGACCGTTTTCTGGCTCTTGGTCAATTACTTTGCCTGTTTCTTCTAGAGCACCTAACAAATCAGATAGATTGTCAGATTCTGGAGGTGTGACGTCCTTTGCTCTCTTCACTTCGTTTACGTTGGA